CCGTAGTATTTGGATCATAACCAAATCCACGTTCAGAGAGTGTTATCGCAGTGATCGTTCCAGCGGCCGAAACCGTAGCAGTTCCTGCGGCAGAAACTGTCTCAAATTCACTGTAAAGGATGTTGGAGGAGAGACCCACTGTTACGAGTTTGTTATCTCCAAATGCAAGTCCATTGAAATCAGTGGTTACACCAACCGATCTTTGGAGCCAGTTAGTTCCATTAAAGGAATTCATCACATTACCAGTCTGACCAACTGCGACCCAAACATTATTTTGATAAGAAACAGAGTTCAGGTTAAATGTTGATCCAGAAGAGACAACAGACCATGTTAGTCCATCATCAGTTGACTTAATGATTGTTCCTGCAGCACCAACTGCAATCCAGAGGTCATTTCCATAATTTACGTCATTAAGTCTTGTGGAAATAGATGTTGTTGTAACACCAGACCAGGTTTCTCCATTATTAGACCTCAGAAGTTCTCCATTATCACCAACTGCAATAAAAGTACTAGCGTTGTTTCCAACACCGCGAAGATTTTGTGTTGAATACTTATTAGCAATGACAAAAGCAGTTCCAAGACCAAGAGGCCCATCTTCAGAGAACAGAATGGTTCCACCAGCACCAACTGCAACGGCTTTAGTCGTTCCAGTAGTAACTGAGTTCAAATCAATAGAAACATTGTCATCACTGTAGGTGTAGATGAAACCATTCAAGGTTCTTGTATAAATTCTAGAACTCGTGTAACTACCACCACGATCAGTACTGACCGCAATTGTTCCACCAAGACCAACAGCAATGATATTTGTTGTTAATCCAACAACGCTGAAGAAAGTTCCAAATCCAGTAGCTGTTGAGGAGTTCCAAGTCTCACCATCGGTTGAAGTATTGATTCCTGAGGTGCTTCCAACAGCAACGAATATTCCAATGTCTGCATAATCAACATCTTGATATTCAACATCAGTATTTGAGTCTGATGATGTCCAAGTCTTACCAATTTCTTGTACTTGAGGAATTGTAGAAGCAAAAGAAACGACTGGTGGGTTATCATAACCAAAACCACCATCAGTTATAGTTAGATCAGAAATCGTTCCCGCAGCAGAAACTGTTGCACTTGCATCAGCCGCATCAACATTATTTTCTTTGAGAATCTTGACACTTCCACCAAGAACAGTATTTTTGTCAGATCGGTTGTCTAAGGCACTGAAGGTTGGGAACGACTGTTCAACGAAAATAACATCAGAAGAAACTCCAACATTTTGAATGATTCTAGTGGTTGGAACAATCTTACCAATCAATGATGTTCTCGTTTTTGGAAGAGCTTGATTATTGAGAATCAAATCACTGGTTTGTTTTTCCCAAGAAATAGATCTCTTGAAAGTAGTGCTTGTGTTAATACCCAAACTACCATACAGGTTCGTTTGCGCCTTCTTAACGCCACTAATTTCCGTGACTCTTCTGTCAAGTTGTGTAACCGTATTTCCTTGTCTTTGAAGAGTTAGTTTGTCACCAACTTTTACGGTTGGGAATGGAGTTCCGTCAGTGACATCCTCATTAGAAGCTCTGTAGAACAGGACCTGTAATTTACTACCGGCTTTTGGTGCTTCCGTAAACTCAACTTGAGTACCACCAGTGAATGTGTAGTTTTCACCTGGTTGTTGCAGGACATCATTCAAGAAGATGAGAAGATTGTTACCGACGTTGATTGAAGTATCATTAGTATCAATGTTGATAACATCAGTAGTAATCACAGTTCTTGTAAGAGTAAATACTCTCTGATTTCCATCAAACTGGTTGGCGAAACTATCAAGTTCTAAAAGTTGACCGAAACTGAATCCAGCAAATTTGTCATCGATTCTACTTTGAACCGTGAAATTAAAGGTACTAAATGCAGCTCCAACATTTGGATCGGTTGGAATACCAGATACGGTTAGAACGTCACCATTCACATATCCAACACCTCTATTGGTAATATCAAAGTCAATGATACTTCCACCAGTACCTACAACAACACTAGCCTGGAACCCACTACCTTGACCGCCAGTGAATGGCATATTAGAATATCCAGTTGGAATACCAACGATAATTAATGGTGGATTTGTAGAAGCATAACCAGAACCACCACTTGTAGTTGTAATTCCAGTAATTGTGCCAGCTGTACCAACCGTTGCAGTAAGAACAGCAGTTGAACCAACTCCAAGTGGATTTTGAACTTCAATCGAAACCGAATTCGAAGATCTATATCCAGATCCACCACCAGTAATCACGACAGATTCAATAGCTCCAGATCCATTAATGATAGCGGTTGCTGCAGCAGCGACCAGATTCTGATATCCAGAACCGAATCCAACTGTTACATCACCAACTCTTCCACCTCTAGGAAGATTTGTTTCGCTAGTTCCAGTAAAGAATATGGATGCACCGATTCCAGATCCAGCCCTTTCATCCATTGTAAAGTCAACGGTTGGTCTTTGTACTATATTGTTAATAAGGATAATTCCATTGTTGATGACTTCATCTCCACCACCAGAACCAGAAATTGTGGTGACGATACCAGTTACATCTTGACCATCTTGTAGGAGGGTGAATGTCTTACCAACTCCAGTAAACTTGTCAGAGAGATCATCAAATACAAAGTTTGTTGATGGATTCTTTCTACCAAAAACACGACCTGAGAAAGTAGATGAAGTACTAATCCCTGGTTGAAGTGTACTTACACCAGTTGGACCATATGGAGCAGTTGCGAAATGCAACACATCTTTAAGAATACGGAAATTGCCACCTCTAACAGTGACTGCGGCGCCAACCGTGTGAGCTGCAGCAACACTTCCAAGAAGTCCACGATCTACTGTCAGAACGTTTGTAGATCCAAATCCAACGACACCAACTTGAAGAATTTCATTATCAATGTTGAAGAGATCGTTGGTTGTAATTGATGTTACACCAACAACTTTGATCGTTGTTGATCCAACTCCAACTGCCTCAGCAAGAGTCACATCAATATTTCTCTTAAAGAGTGGAGATTGAACTACACCGTCAACACTAATGATTACTCTTTTATCTGGACCAATGGCATCAAAAGAATGACTTGTTCCAGATCCAACTGCACGGAAGAACATTGGTTCATTATTTGTTACCGCTGTGTTAAGTCCAGCCACAGAGAATCTATTATTATCAATCTTGATCACAAAGACCTCTGCAGGCATGAATGATGTCGAAACACCACCAAAAACTTTGTTGGTTGTCTCAATACCAACTCTATTATTACCATAAGCTCCACCTGGATCATACTTGACTCTTTCACCCGTTTGGAAGTCATGGTTGTTGATTCTAATGACAGAAGAACCAACAGAAATTACATCAGAACTTGATCCATCAAATACCTTATTGAAGAGAACTACGGATCCATTTGTTCTAGTCAGTTTGAATGTTGTTAATCCAACAATTGATGCACTGGTGGTTGTTCCAATACCAGTGAACTGATCTGAAATATCATCAATAACATCAACTCTGTTTGATTCTACATTAATAAAGGTAGAGATCTTTTTATTATCAAAAGTAATAAATTTAGATAATCCATTTGCAAGAGCTTCCTCTCCACCAATATCAAAGTCATCCCTTCTATAGAAGGACTTAATGTTATCAATATTAACTGATAATGTTGTATCACTAGTTGGTTGGCCAAGTTTAAGATTCTGACTTCTACCGAATCCAGCTGCAGATGTTGATGTGATAATGAGATCTGAGAAGTTCTTATATCCAGTTGGGTGAACAACACTGTTTACTGCATCTTTCCACTCTTTTTCTTGAACTTCACTCTTAATGGAGTATGAGAAGTTTTGATAGTAATCATTGTCCTCAACTCTCTGGAAATCATCATTTAGTTTTCCAGTATCTCTTTGCCATCCCTTTGTTCTTTCGGCACCAGAACCAACATTAAAGAACTTACTTGAATTTTCAATATTGGCAACTGTTCCTTCCGCACCAGAGAGGAAACCTTTTACAACGTCTCCTACATTGATGTCTGCGGTTAAAGTTCTCAGTCTAAGTGTATTGGTTACTGGGTTATAACCATTGGTATCGAGAACGAAGGCTATACCATCAGATCCATAAGTAACTTTTTCACCAACAAAGAATGGTTCTGGGGTTAATTCTGCAGAGAATGTTGGCAGGTCTCTTTCAGCAATAACCCTACCAGCACTTTGATCTGCATCAAAAGTTCCTCCAGTAGTACCAATACCTGCAATAGAATATGTAATCTGAGAAGCTGATGGATTTCTAGAAGCCACAGTGAAAAGAGAGTAATCATAATCTTCAGAGTTATATCCACCAGTAGATGTAACTGGAGTTGCAATACCAACACCTTCGACAAAGACTTTTTCACCAACACTGAATGGGAAGTCGGATCCATCGGCTTTCCATCCGTTCGTGGGTTGTGTAATGGTGATAAAATTAGTATCTCCGTTAGAACTTGCGGAGAGAATACCAACACCATTTGTGTTTCTTATAGGAACAATTCTTGGTGGATTTGGAACTTCATTAAATCCACGGCCAACGTTAACAACTTCCACACCACCAATGGAAGTTCCTTCAAGACTTGCAGTAAGTTTAACGTCAAGTCTGGATGGAATAATTAATTCTGGTGCAATGATGTAGTTTCTCCCAGCAGATACAATACCAACATTATCAAGAACAAAGTTGTTTGTGATCGTTACAATAGTTGGAGTGTCAACTTTTGGTTTAACCGTTTGGTCTGATGGATATTCAAATCCAGTTTCAATCACTTCTCTGGCACCAGGTCTACCAGTTAAATCATCATAAATTCTGAGAATTGCGTTTTTACCATTATCTGTGGTTATAGTTGTAATTCCAGGATTTCTTACATAATTAATTCCACCAAAATTTGTCTTAATTTCATTGATTCCACCAGAAGCATTTGTAGAATCAGTTGTGTAACTAAAAGTAGTAATACCAGAAGTTGAAGTATAAGTATTTGATTCTGGTTCAACAGTTACTTGATATTTTAATGTTGTGTTAGAAGTTGTGGTTACTCCATGAGGTCCCGAATAAACACTATTTGCAATAATAATCTTAGAACCATTAGAAACACTGTTGTCTGGATGAGCGTCTCTCTTAGTTACTGAAATAGTATCTAAGCTTGTTGGAGTCAGTTTGTAATAGAGTGGAGTTGGAACATTCTCAGAAAGTTTGAGGTTGACAATAGCTCCACTAACTCCAGGAGTGCCAGTTCTGGTAACCTCAGTACTAATTCCAAATCCTTCGTATCTGTTTTTAAATTCAGAATCTTCGAAGAACTCCAATTTGAAGTCAGTTACTGAAACATCAGAAACGGCAAATCCAATTGTTTGGCCTCTTCTGGCAGTAATGTGAGGATTAATCGCAGCTACCTTGTGAACACCAGAACCAAAACTTGTGATTCCGATAAATTGACCACCAAACCTGGTAGCGTCTGTGTAGTTGGTAGATAATCTAAATCTATTATCATCCAATCTTTGAACATAATACTCACCTCTATTAACAAGAGGAGTGATTGGAGAGGTGGATGCATAAAGAATCTTATCTCCACTCACATAGTTGTGACCAGTGATTGTAATGGTAGAGAGAGAAGTTCCTACTCCAACAGCCGAAGTGTCAAAATACTGTGGATCGATTATGGTTTTTCTGGCTAAAGTATCATACTCAAAAGAAACATCTTTCGTAGTATTTGGTAGTACATGTAGAGAAATGTTGTCACCCGTCTTCAGATTATGATCTTCAACTGTCTGCATAGTGACATCATACTTCTTCACATGACCAATATACGCGAGATTGGCTGTTTCGAAGAACTGTTCAACGCCATGATACTCTTGAATTGGTAAGAAATACAACGATGTGGTCGTTGTTCCAATACCAGCCTGGGTTGTAGTAATTCCAAGAAGGTTTCTTCCCTTATCTACAGCATATACAGTTTGGCCAGTAAGAAGATCGAAAGGATCACTGAGATCTAGATTGTTTGATACTGTAAGTGCGATTCCAGTTGGGCCTGCATTATATGTGAGTTTTTGACCAGAAATAAGGCCATGATTGGCGATACTTATCGCATTGTCCGCAGTCGATCCTGCAGGTGGAAGTTGGTGGTCACTAAGAATTGTGCCATCAAAGGCTTTAACTCTTACAACAGTCGTTGTACCAACACCAGCGATACTTTGAACAACAACGGTTGTTCCGATTCCAATAGAATTCTGTGTGTTGAATACAATCTTTTTATTTGATGGGGTGGATAGATCAGTTTTTACACCAACAGTAAAAGTAAATCGTCTTTGATCTACAGTGAGAAGTTCTCCAGCATTATGTGATGTAATAATTCCAGCTGCACGACGAACTCTATATTGATTCTTATCTGCATTGATAGAGAGAACTCTTAATCTTTCTGATCCAATACCAATAATATCATCAACTAAAATATCTGGTGTGGATCCAGAGTTTGCAAGAGTAATTACTGTTGTAATTCCAGTGGTTCCACTAGTTCCAATACCAACATCAAGTCTTGCAGTAACTGAAGAAACTCCAATTGTTCTTGGTCCTTCAATAAATTTGAGTTCACCAGTTCCAATACCAGTGATGATAACCAAATCATTGTTTGTTAAATTATGCGCTGTTGTCGCAACACCTGTTACTACTTGATTATCAAATGTAAATGTAATGTTGTTCAACTCAGTTTCACTGTAACTGAGGGTTGATATGCCTTTACCAACGAGAGTTTTGACAACAGCCGAGGCACCCTGACCACCACTGTTCAAATTGTTAAATTTAACCTGATCTCCAGTTTTATAATCTTGGCCAGGAACAATGACACTTACAGAACTAATTCCAGTCTTAATAATATTTCTAATTGCAATCTGAGTATCTTGCAAATTATTAGTTGTCAAGTAGTCATAAGAAGAGAATTCAAAACCAAACTTATATGGATAAGTATTTCTAACAAGATTACCACTGTTAATAAATTCAAGGTTTTGAATTGAAGATGGGTCTAGATTGAATCTACTAACCTCATGTTTGTACCCATTCAACACATATGGGAATAAAGGTTCTCTAGTATTTGTGAATGGAGAATCAGAACTATCTGAGGATTCAATTGTACAGAAATATGCATAGATTCCATCTGGGAATTCTGGAGTCTTGCAGAATCTACCATTGTATTCATCCAGATCTCCATCAGCCGTGTAATCCCAGTCATTGATAAAGAATCCTAATGGATAAACGGATGTTAGTGGTCTGTTTGCTTTAGAACTTAATGTATAACTTGGTGTTAATCTACGAACTGTTCCTCCAGTTGGGGCATCAAATCCATATGGACCATAGATAGGAGCACCGTCATAAGCCCATCCGACAATTGGAGAGTGAGAGACTGTAGACTTTTCACTAAAATCAGACTCGATATTATCGTCAAGAATGAGTCTTAGTTTTCTAGGAATATAAGCATGTGAGAACTTCGTACCATAATTTGAGTTCTGACTTGGTAAAATAACACCATCATCATTTTCATTAATAGATGCTTTGTATTTTTGCACAAAGTCAACTTGCCACTTTTGTACATCGGCTGTAAATTTAGCTCCAGATCCAACAGGTACAACTCTTACTGTTGTTTTTTCTTGAGAATAACCTTTACCAGAGTCAACAATGGATACACTAGCAATTGTGCCTCCTGACAAGTTTGCTACTAGTTTTGCATACTTTCCATCGCCATCAATAACCAAGTCGGGTGGAGTTGAATACCCGCCTCCCGCAATTTTTACAAAAGCCTGTGTGATTTCCCCATCTGTTACAACAACATCAATTAGAGCACTATTTCCATTGGATATAGTTACATCTGGTCTTCTATGAACATTAAAGGTATCAGTAACTCCATATCCAGAACCAATAGAAGTTAATTGAACTTGTGTAATCTCACCTTTACAAATTGGTCTCAAAACTGGTAATGAAATGGATGTGTTCGCAGTACCAGAAATGGCATCCACAGAAACACTGATTTTTGGATATCGGAATGTTTGTGTTCCAACACCAACAGATTTAAGAGAAATATAATTCTTTTTAGTTAGATCCAGGGTGGTTGTAGTTGTACCAATACCTGCACTGATGAGATGGAATTTATCATCATCAATTTTATCAATGTAATAATTATTTGTAGTGGACAGACCAGAGATAACGGTGTCTGAAGTTCTGTATTCTACGAGGTCACCTGTGGAAAATCCGTGATTTTTGAAGAAGATGTAATTGTTAGCCGTGTTAATTCCACTTCTTGCATCATTTTCAGTAGTGAAGTCGGTTGGAGGATAAACTGCAGACTCCACAAGAGCTCTTCTATTAGAATATCCAGATCCAGGATTATCAACGATAATTTTATCTAATACATTTCTAGATATTGTTGATTTTAAAGTGTTAGTACCAGCAGATTTTGATGTCAAATCGATTGCATTTGATCCAGAAATGGCATCATCATATTTCACCATCAACTGAATTGTTGTGGAGTCTACTCTATGAACATAGTAGATTGACTTATCAACCAATCCACCAACTGCGGCAAAACCATCAGCCTTTTCGTAAAAAACAGACTCGCCATTGTAGAATAGGTGAGCTGAATTAAAAACAATTTGATCATCGGTTGTGTTTACATCAATATCAGCATTAAAAGTTCTAGTATTTCTTACTGCTCTTAATCTAGCAGAAGCAGTAGCACCAGATCCATTTCCGCCAGTGATTGAAACAGTTGGAACAGTTCTAATATCATATCCACCAGAAACAACTTCGATAGATTCGAAAGATGCATTCTCTACAATGGCATATGCAGTTGCACCAGAACCAACGCTGTCACTGATATGAATATTTGGGGTGTGTATCACATCGTACCCAGAACCACCATTAGAGACGTTAATATTGGAAAGTGATCCATAGTAGATATTATCTCCAGACCTATTAGAAACAATCTCAACGCCGTTGATAAACATACCAACGCCTTCATTTTTTAATTCATATTCTCTTTCTTTAAGACTAGGTGTAATTGGGAATTCTCTAAAAAAGTTTTGATATTGTAAGTTCTTATCAACCAATTCATTTGGAATGAGTTCGTGTGTAGTGCCAGTACCTACAATAGTAATGAATCTTTTGTTGGATGCGTCAAAAGTACTTTGAGACAACTTAATTTCATTTGAACTAATTCTGGTTACAGAATAAATTGAACCAGTAGAAAGCCCAGTAACCGCACTTGAGCCAGCAGAGACAGGTGCATATTTCACCAAGTCTCCATTATAAAAACCATGATTGTTGATAGTAATTGTATTATTACTTACATCACTTGAAGTAAATGTTTTTCTTCTATTGGTTGCATAGATCTTGTAACCAGGCAAAGAACCACTAGAAACATAATTCTTTGTTTCTTCTAAATCCGTATATGTATTTTGTACGTTGGCTACAAAGTCAGAAACTTTGATAGATGAAGAGTTACTTGAAGCAAAAGTTATATTTTTTCTAACTTCATATTTTTTTGTATTATCTAAAGAACCAGAAGTAATACTGATCTTGAATTCGTTAGAATTGACGATTTGACTAACAGTTCCTTCAACATTGGATGGAATTGCAGAACTAACATCAATAATAGTTACCGAATCGTCAAGTAACAACAAGTGAGGTGTTAGTGTTGTAATAGTATTGGTGGTAACATCAATGGTCGATGTGTTGGATCGAACATCTTGAGCAACTTGACTCTTTGTTTTTATGTTATGAACCCAAGTGTTGAGTCTATTATTTGTAGATGCAGAAACATTTCCAAGATTTCTTGCTCCAAGAACATCATCGGTAGCTAAAAATCCAACTTCATCTAAATTTGCGCCAGTTACTACAGAAGTGAGTCTAAAATAAACTGGTTTTGTAATATCACCATTTTCATATGAAACAATAGTGTTTGATGATCTTACAAACTGGGTTTCATTATACGCAGAGGTAATTCCAGTTACACCAAAGAACTGTGTAGAGGTCTTGTTTGTGTAAGTTGCAATACCGACTGTTTGACCAGTACCAACGTATATTGATCCAGAATCTGGGAACCCCAATGTAGAATCAACCGTTAATACAGTAGCTCCAATTGAAACATTTTCCACAAGGGCGGAAGATCCAGTGACCTTGAAGTTGCCGTTGATGGAATTTTTGGACAGACTGATCAGAAAATATGGTTTATTGTTTCTTTGATAATTTTGTACGTTAAAGACAGATGCATTAACTTGTGTGTCGGTTGTTTGGTATATTGTTTGACCGATTACCGATTTTGCATCTCCACTGATCAGTTCAGCGACTAAATCAACAGTTACGACATAATCAGCGTCCGACGGAGTGATCAAATATTCAATTGGCTTGATAATTTCAGCGTTTTTCGCAAAAAGAACACCGAAAAGAATTTTTATAGACTCGTCGGTTCCCTTAGAAGCATAAAAATCTTTAGCTTGACGTAAAAAGTTCGCTTTATCGATCTCTGATGACAGTTTTCTGTCTTCAAATCCAGGTAAAAACTGAGTTTTTGTCTTTTTCCAGAATTCTTGTAAGAAGAGATTACTTAAATTAGTAACTCTAGAAGAAGAAATGTGTTGACCAGCTTCAGATTCAGAAAATACCAGAGTTTCTGGTTGATTTGACTTGTGTAGACTTTCTACTCCACTAAATCCACGAATACATCCTGTGAATGAGTTCGTTGTAATACCAGTATAGGTTACAATCTCATCATCAATCTTTAAGAGACCATATTTTGAAGGCCAACCAGCTGTAGACTCAACGTTAATCGTTGTGTCGTAAGAACGGGTAACACCAACCGAAGTTGTAAATCCAACTAGACTGTAATAACCAGAAAAAGTTTCCGCTTTTTGATAATCATTAAAATTTGAGATGATATCAATTGGAGCACCTTGAAATTCTTGCGATTTATAGTATTCGCTCAGAAATTCAATGAAAAGTGGACTTTCCTCAGTTACAAAACTGGGTAATTGATTTCTGATGATCTGATTGATCTGGACTTTCTTGGATGCGGTGTCGATCATTACTGTCTAATATATTTTCCGTTTAAGAAGCTGGAAGTTGAAACAAATCGGGTGCCAGAAGTATCTGCGCCTGTAGAAATAACGTCTTCAATAGTACTAATAGTAGTATTTGGTACTGATAGTTGTACGTACAGGTCTTTCAATCCGATAACATCATTAGATTCTGGAATCGCCTGAACCTCAATAATATCATTATCTTTTACAGTCGATATAATCCTTATTGTATCTATAATGATTTCACCAATGTCATATTTGACCGTGCCTGCATTAGTAACAACAACCTCAGGTTCACCAGTTGTGCCAAGTCTGAAAACAAATAATCTACCCGTTGTATCATTCACATATTGATCAGCAAAATAAACAGTTCCTCTAATACCGTCTATCTGGAAACCAGTTGATTTCACATTATATCCACCACGTCTATTATGGAATCTGTTTCCATAACACAATTCATACTGTGCAAAGTTTGCAGTATCAGCTTCAAGATCTCTACGAATAATTACCTTTGTAATATTCGATGTGATTGCGGTATCAGTCTCATCGATAATTTTTTGAGCCTTACTATATTTAAATCTTCCACCAAACTTATTTAAATCATCAGAGTTTGAGTAAGTTGTTAGTGAATTTATCACCTTTGTTTTCAAATCCGACACACTAGCTGTCATATTTGAATTGTAGTACACACTACTTTCTAGTTCAACATACAAATATTTTAGATCAATCAATTCTGGTCGAATTCCAGCAACACTGTAACCCTTCAATTTGTCAAGAATCAATCTCTTGTCAAAATCAGAGACATATTGACCGTTCTTTGGTTTAATGGAGACAAAAACTTTACCAAACTGAGGTGGTGTTGCATCTTCTCCACCATATGCAGTTACACTAGCTGCATTAGAATATATGGTTGGGATAATTGCTTCATAGTCATTAGCGGTTACAGCTCTATATTGAGAGGCATAGACTCTAGGAGCAAGGTTTTTTACTGTAGAAATACTTTCAATCTCCGCACCATTCCTAGATGGTTGATTTGTAGTGATAATAGAAACGCCCGTGGTTATAAGTCCACCATCGTTGTCAACTAACTTTCCAGAGAACGCAAAATTAGTAACTCCATTACCATTTGGACCATCAGAAACAATATATGTGGTTGTTACTACATTTCCATTTGAAAGTTTCTTTCCAAACACTCCATCACCAAAAATTAATTCATATTTCTCATCTTGAATCTCTTGAATTAAATATGTTTCAGATGTTGTCTTGATTCCAACGATATTATCAATCAAAGAATATGTTTTTACAGTGGATGACGATGCAGTATCTTTGATTTTTACTCTAATTGTAGATGTATCTACGAATGGGTTTGGAAGAATGTACCTTTGGTTGTCTTGAGCGGTATCAACAACAAATTCTTTGGTTAAAAATGTTCCTTGTTTGATATCAATCGTAAAATCTGCGATTCCGTTTACAACTGGAGATGTAATATCCTCTGGAACAGAAAATGTAAAGTTAGTATTAGCTGCATCACCAATGGCAACCAGTCCAGCTTTAAGAGTTATGGTTGATTTTGTGGTTCCAGTGCCCAAATTAACCGAAAATGATACATTTGCACTTGCTGCTCGTCTTGAAGAAGGTACATAACCAATGTTTCTAGCAAGAGCAACTACATTTTCACGCAAAGTTGCACTATCAATGAACGCCTCATTGGCGACCATGTTAGCATTATAGTTTGTGGTATATGAATTGTACGCTAAAGTGTCGATAAGGATCGACATATTAGATCCCTCAAAGTCAAAATCCGTGAAATTTGAGTTTGACCTTAGATAATCACGTATAGAGGCTTTAATTTGCTCAAAATCTAGGTTCGTATATTGAGTAAAAGCCATTATTCTCTAGTCGGTTGAAGAATGAACGTTAATTCTTGTGTTTCTCTAGCTAATCCGATGATGTCATATTTGATATCAACGGTGATTTCATTGGTGTCTGGAGGATGCGATGCAATTACTTCCCTTAGAGTCACTCTAGGTTCAAAATTTTTGATAGAAGTCTCAATTTCGATCTCTAATCTGGTTAAAATACCAGCATCAGCGGGTTCAAAAAGACTTCTTCTAACTTCAGAACCAATTAATGAGTTAAATGGTCTCTCATTGTTAATAGTTTCAACAAGATTTCTTACAGATCTCTTGATTGCATCCTCATTTGTAATCGCAACCACATCATTAGTTACAGGATGCCTCCTAAAAGACAATGAAATGTCCTTAAATCGACGTGATTGACGAATGACAGGCATCTATCGACACAATTTTTCTGTTATATTTATACTATTCGTGCCAACGTTCAACAAAGTCATCAAAACCACCAGCTCCTCCACATGGTCTTGACATCCTATCTTGAGGAACTTCGTATTTTTTCTTCTTAGCTTTGTCTAAAAGTGCATCAGAGGAGGGATGAGTAATCAATCTCCTACCACTTTTGATAAAATCTTGACTTAAGTCTACTGGATTTTGAGCCATTTTCTGTCTTTGTGTGGAAAAACAGAACTTTTAGAGGGGTTTCTATCCCTAGTCAGCATGTATACAACGTGGATCGCAAGGATTTTGTCCGCAATTTGGACAAATTTTACTTTCTTCAAGTGTTTTCCAGAAATATTCGTCCGTATCACCCAATCTTCCCCATCTCACACCATTCTCAACCTGGTAATATTTGGTCGAAACCTTGAAATCGGGGATTTTGGGTTCTTCTGGAGTGATAGAAAGATCAAAAATACGCATTCTGTTGTTTGGATACAACGCAAATTGACCATTCTCTAATTCAATACAGTTGTGAGACTTGTGTTCTTCTGGAATTTCACTCACGTTACAGTTAGTTATGTCTATATCAGGGTGGAAGTTGTCTAATGTAAACAAATATTCACCTTTGATAGAGCCATAGTTACGAGTCCTCAGTTCAAAATCCATTGAACCAATAAACTGTTTCTCAATACATCTGACACCATAATCCATACAATTCCAGAACTGTAGGTTAGGAAGGTCTAGATCGGGGTCAGGCGTCTCTGGGCGGGACACAAATGCGCTGATAGGGAGTTTGTCATACATCGCTGCATATTCAGGCAAATATGTCTCAAAATAAAATGCGCGCCCAGGTATCGACTTAGCCGACACCCAGACGCCTTCTACAAACTCGCCATGACCATCCTGTAGGTCTCTGAGGTATTCTTTACGAACCCAGACTTTCTGAGGA